GCCCCGGTACAATCGACTCAGGCGCGCGTCGTGGTTTCCCTGAAGCCGAAGGTGGTCGTCGTGCCCAAAGTCGTAGCACCCGCGTCCGTACCGGCCGAGCAGGTCCAGCCCAACGGCGTTCGAGGCCCAGTCAATCCGCAGGGCTACCCGATCCCAGTCCCAGCCACCGGCCCTCAGATCGACGGCCACGGCAACCCGATCCCGACACCGACCAAGTAAGGTCAGCGGGACCAGCCGATCAGGCCGCTCATCTCGGCGTAGTTCGCCGTGTTCGCCGCCCATCCCGCTATGTTGCTCCCGACCAGGACCGCTAGGACGAAGGTCCCCCCACCGGTAAGCCCGGTCAGGACTGTCGCGTAGGGGTCGACGTTGAGGGGTGAGACCGCGCCCCCCCCTGCGGTCTGCGAGTCGATCAAAGTCCCCGTAACCGTGTTGATCTTGGACTGGCACCCCATGTAGTCGCCGCCGGCACCATCGAACCCGCCCGTGGTGTTGGGGTTGACCGCGATGGCCCGAGACGTCACCGAGATTGCAGCTTTGGTGAAACCCGCAGGCACTGTGACAGTGACCGATGCCTTGGAAGTCATGGCGGTGCTCAGCGCGAAGTTCGCGGCACTGAAGGACACGTACTGTGCCAGGACTGGGTTGGCCAGCGCGACGTTGTTGATGATCCCCGCAGGCAAGGACAGAGTTCCGGTGATGATCATGTTGTCGTCGATGGTCGTCGTGCCACCGATGGTCGTCGTTCCGCCAATACTAGTGTTGCCTGCGATGGTAGTGTTTCCGGTAACAGCGTCAAGATTAAAGGTTTGTACTCCGGATGGGCTGTAAGCCTTGATTCCGGAGTTGTCCGACTTTACACCTCGACTAGCCGTGGCGGAGGTTTGTATCAGGGCCCCGGTTATGGTCTTTCCATCGATGCTGTTAGCGGCGAGTTGGTCTCCCTGTAGTTGCCCTACCGTTATGGTGGCGGCATCAATAGAGGCAACAATTTCATGGGACAACTGCCGGGATACCCAAGTAGTGCCCCCCATTCCCTCCCACTGCCCAATGATCTGTCCGGTACCACTCTTTTGCCACCAGACATCCCCTACTGAGTTTGGCGTGGAACCAGGAGGGTCAGTGGAGTAGGTCACCTTTCTATCAATTAGGATGTTTAGGGCGCTCATTCCATTGGCGATGTAGATAGGCTTTGTTACATCCCCACCTGAGAACTGCACCCAGATAATGTCTCCAAGCCTAGGAACACTATTGGTTGGGTCGGAGGTTTCTGCCCATTCGCTGTCGGCCTCACCGAGAACCTGCGGTATGCGCAGGATTAGCCTCTGGGTGGACATCGGGTCATCGTTCCGCTTGACCGTAGCCTTGTACATTCCTAAGATCTGACTAGACACGGATGTCCTCCAAGAACTGCGCGACCCAGACTTGGCTGCCCCTCAGTATTGCAGAGATAGAATCACTCGTGTTGGAGAGCGCCGCGACCCTGTCGAAGGTTGCTGAGTAGACCTGATCGCGTTCCAGGTCAAGGGTCGACGTGAACATATCCTTAGTCCGCTGGGCATAGATGTCAAATAGGTGAGTTACTCCCCTAATAAGCCACAGCCCCACGTTGTCCGTTGCAATAGCAGAACCTGTAACCTCAATGAGGTCTCCGGGGTTTAGTACTGCGTTTCCGTTGATGTCTGCCCGTGCCGTGAGCCATCCCTGTGTAGCCAGTGTCCCCGCGCCAGCCAAAGACTGGGCCACCGAGAAGTCGTCCACCGCCTTTGTGCTGATCACCTGATGTAGCATCCCGTCGGCCGCAGTTCCGGTCGCATGCAGTGTCTTTGCGGACCGCTTATCAACGCCGAATACCACGGCCTGCTTAGTCTGACCAGTATCCCGGGGCACCATGCGGCCTGTCAGGACTTCGAAGTTAAGCAGAGTGGAGACTGCATTGCGTCCACGGTCCTGCCGATAGGAGGGAATCCCGTGAGACAACGGGCTGCTCAGCAGAGTGCGCGGGTTGAAGAATGACCCCGTTGGTCCATCAACGAAGAGGCGGTACCCCGTCTCCTGTGCGAGGCCCTGCAACAGGGAAAAGTCGCTGATTCCGGGCTGTGCCCAGTAAGGAAGCACTCTCGGATGAACTGAGGTGATGGTACGTAGCCCATGCTCTCGGAACACTTGGCGAGCCAAGGCCGAGGCGGATATGCTACGCCATGACCTAGTCTGTTCTTCGTTCATCGGCCCAGATGTCCCAATGAGGACGTACCGAAGGGTTGTCCCCTTGGTCCCCGCTGTATCTGCGAGCACTGAATGGTGGTGGACGTATCCGTACCACGGAACGACAGAGTCAAAGCGCCGACCGAAGTCAACCTGGGCGGGGGTCCATTCAGGCCAAACTGGTGTTCCCGTACCCGAGCCGAAGACCTCACCGACCTGCAAGTCAATGATGACAAGGCTGTGTACCCCGAAGGCCTTACGGATTTCACACCGACTGATGCTGGACTTCTGGACTTCACCGCCAATGGTTAGATACAGGTAGGAGTCAGCCACTGGGGAGCCTAAGAATCGTGCCGATAGGAATCTCTGTCCAGTCAAGTATCTCAGGATTGGCGTCAGCGATCTTCCACCACAGGGACCCGTCACCATACAGATCCGTGGCAAGCAGGTCGAGCCTGTCCCCGTCCTTCATGCTGTAGTAGGTGAAGGAGAAGCCCCAGGGGGTCTGTCGGCTCGGAACGATGGTCATCCGGGCACCACTAGGGCCATTGACAACTGTGGTCTTAGACCCGCTGTAGCGAGACCTGCTGCCTATCATCGTCCACCCCTCCCCACATTGCCCACAGAGAACCCAGCGTCAGCCACTCCGGTACCTGCGACCACCTCTGCATTGGTTACCGGGAACAACTGCATTCCTATCTCCAAGGAGCAGCGGTTCGGAATCATCCTTTGCGTAAAGTGTGTGTACGAGATGTTAGCCGTTGAGATAACACCATGATATGACAAGTGCTTTCCGAAGATAACACGAACTGGAACGTACTGCATGAATGAGGTTGGTGATGCGTCGTCGATGAGCCGCACGTCTACCGTAGGGGACAACCCTGCAGCCAATGCCTTGGTAAATGGGTCCGCCGCTATGGCAGCCCCTGTGGTGTTCCCCGCTGGAGCAAACGCGCTAGCATCGCCCAGAATACCCAACATGGCATAGAAATGCTTTATATCGGCTATCACACCCAGACGACTCGTCTCTTTCTTAGAGTCATATACCCACGTCTCATAGGTCCGGTCGAACAGAAGACTGAAAGAAACAGTCTGAGACATAGGCATCATCCAGATGCTGGCGTCCAGCGCGCTCTGCACCTGTGTGTCACCAATAGTGTCAGTAAGGACATTTCCCTGCCACTGAATTCCAGAGGGGTTGTACAGAAAGTTTAGCCGCCTATAGAAGCCATTGACCTTTTCCTTGGCTTCTATTCTTCCACGGAATAGGGTGTTTCCCCCCTCAGCCAGGGGGTTATTTACAGCGACCCCGGGGATAGCCCGGATCCTAGGGTCGAAAGGTGGGTTCTCTACGTAGGCAACACCATCTGTGGGCATTACGAAACACCCTTTGCGATGTCGGCAAGCCGCTTATCATTGACGATCGTGTCCACAATCTGACGGCCAACCTTAGTACCCATGGCAGACGTTACACCTGTTCCTAGAATGATCTTTATCGACTCTTTTCCAAAAGTGATCTGCACCCCTTTTCCACCCAACCCCGTAACTGCAGACATGGGGTTATTTCCAGCCAGGGCCTGACGAACGGCCTCCGCTTGCTGGGCCGGGATAATGATCTCACCCTTGTGAACCCGTGCGTCTTGGTCTACATCGATGTTTGTCGACCCACCGGCATAGCCCTTTTGTGTGCCACCCAGGTACTTCTTGTATTCCCCATTCTTGTATGTTGACCAATCTGACCAGTTCTTGCCTCCACCAGACATCTCATAAGCCACACGAGAGTTGGTGTCGGCGTTGAACAGATCTTCATTGCTTGATAGGTGGTACTGCTTAAGGCGCTCGGGCCCCATCTTACCCAGCATGTTGATCTGAAACAAGCCATAGGAGTTATCACCAGTGGCTGCGTTCCCATTATGCGCCCTGGCGTTGCCTTGGGACTCCGCCATCATAACTGCGTAGGCCGTGTTCAGTGAACTACCCGAGAAGCCTGCCTTAGAGAGCGTGTCCTTAAGCGAGCCTGAAGGGGCAGTGCTAGTTCCACCCGTTCCGCCTGCGGCTTTGGTCGCCCCGTTACCTTTTCCAGATGGTGCGGTAACGCCCAGGAATGACCCGAGTGCTCCACCAAGCGTGTCCATCTCGTTGAGCGCGTTACCAAAGAAGGAGGATGCAAACGATGTACCTGCGCTTGAACCACTCCCCGTTTTGGAACTCGCGCCATCCGTGTTGGCCACAGCGTCCGTCGACATGCTACCCATCGACCCAAGGAAGCGACCAACCGTAGAAATCTCATTCATGCTGACCGAGCGTATTCGGACGTTGGTTCCTGTGTGTGCTGCCTCGATGATCTGACTGGAGGAAACCAGCATGGCGACGTGGTGGGCCCCACCGCTCTTCGCGTTTCCTCCGAAGAACACTAGGTCACCGGGCTGGGCGTCCTTTTTGTTCACAGGCTTCCCTGCTGTCTGCTGCGCCTGAGAGACCCGTGGCAGGTTGACACCCACCTGTTTGAAGACATACTGCATCAACCCAGAGCAGTCGAAGCCCTGCTGAGGGGATGTACCACCGTAGTGGTAAGGAATCCCAAGATACTTCTTGGCGATGGCTATGACATTCGATGCAGTCTTACCCGCGCCTACAGTTCCGGTTGCCTTAGCGGCAGCCCCACCAGCACGGTCCTGCCCAGCGGCAGCCCCGCCATCCTGACCGCCAGAGGCTCCTATCCATCCATGTGTGGTGGCGTTTACCAGACCACTCTGCTCCGCCTCTAACCCCCCGTACTTGTTCTCGTAGTCTGCCCAGTTGCCCCTGTGCTTCTCCCAATTCGATTTTGCCTGACTGTTCACTTTAGGCGCGGAGTCACCGCCGAGTTCCATGACCGGTCCCGCAATACCTGCCCACGCGCCAGCGGCCCCCACCAGAGTGGCCCCCGCCGCCTTACCAGCCACACTAGTGACTACTCCAGGAGCGGCCTTCATTCCTGCCAGGGCCGACGCTCGTCCTGTGCTTGTGAGTAAAGCCTTCCCACCCGCCTTCGCGAGGAACATTCCGCCCATCGCAGATGCTCCAGCACCTATATTCCCTACGGTTGCCCCGAGCCCCCCCATGAACCCCTGAGATGCGCCGAGACCAGACCCAAGTGGACCTTTCAGAATGGCAGTCAGCGCGTTGGAGAACTGCCCCAGCAGACCCGTGGCAGCCCCAAGGCCTGCGCTGAACGCGTCGTTGTTTGCATCCAACTGGGTTGTCTTCATAGCCTGCTGGGCTTTTATCTTGGCCGCGTCGGTGGGTGTTAGGCCAATCGATGCCAGTGCAGCAGTGCCCGCTTTACTCGTGGAGTTCTGGCTTCCGTACTTGTCAAGGATGGACGTGTACTGGTCATAGGACTTGCCCTTTATGCCCGCGTTCAGTTCAGCGCGCATCATCGTGGTGACCTGTGATGCTGTGTTGGCATCAATCATTCCCGCAGACACCATGTTATTCAGAGACTGTCCAATATGGCTCTTCTGGCCTATTGACTCCTCAATTGCTTGCGGAGTACCAGCGAACTTGGCCATGTTAATGCCTTTGGTAACAAACTGGTGTGCAAGGTCCCTTGGAGTGACTACTGCCCCACCTTTACCAATCGTGGAGATACCGAACATACGCATAGTGTTGAATGTAGTCCCAGTCTGCATCTGTGCCATAGCCCCGGCAGCCGACGCCTGCGAAAGCGTGGGGTCTATCAGACCAGCAGTCCGGTTGTAGTTAGTGGCGGTGTTGTATCCGCTTGTGCCATAGGCGTAGCCCATCCTCTGCACGGTATTCTGTGCTGCGATCGTATCCGCGATGCCCATGGAGGTGAAGTTGTTCTGGAACATCGAACGGGAGCCACTACCGTTGACGGCGGTACGGTCCAGCATGGACGTCGCGGTGTTCATGAGGACTCGGTTGTCCATCTGGGCGATCCCAGATGCCGCTACGTACCCTACAGCGCCCGCAACGGACCGAGTGAGGGAATGCCCCCCGTTTCCCTTCTGGGAGCCCTCAGTGCCCCCCGAGCGCCCCCCAGAGCCCCCTCCGAGGAGTTCGTCCGTGTAGGCCTTGCCTCTGCGCTGAGGTGGAGGTGGGGTGGACCCACCACCGTTGGCCACAATAGGCTTGTTGCTGTCGGAGTTCCAGTCTTTGGCGATCCAGCCAGCCGCGCTCTTAGCGGAGGCACCAAAGCCCCCGCTGCTCCGGCCTTGCTGGAAGGCTGTGGTGAGTGACTGGACACTCTTGTTCAGGGTGTCCAGGCCGCGCTGAAGAGACGCCGTACCAAGGAGCGTTCCGGCTCCCCCGATGGTGCTCTCTTCTTTAGCCACTGCTTATCACCTCAGATGCTCGTGCGGATTGCCATTTGAACCAGGAGA